AATAATTCTTTTAGCTTTCCCATTATTCGTCTATTCTATAAGCAACAATGTGCCAGTTAGTACCATAAGCAATTCGGTATTCGCTTACTAAATACTCTTTATTTTTTTCTCCGTAGACTATTTCAATATCTTCGTAATTACCTCCATTGTAACTACCTACAATTTGAAAGGTGGGTGTTTCTGTTAATGTCATAGTTTTTGTTTTTTGTTTGATACAAATATAAAAAAGATTTTTAGAATAACAACAATAATAAGCAAAAAAAAAGCACCTAATTTCTTAGATGCTTAGTTTTCAATGTATTAGATACTAAAAAAAGTGTGTTAATCTTGCAACTTGACCATTATCATATTCGTGTATAAAGCCCTCTACGGCTTTTGGTGAGCCAGTAAACCCTTTGCGATTGTGCCAAGAATCAGCTGCGCTTGGGCTTCGTAGGTATTCAACCGTAACCCCTATAAAATCTTTGGCATCTCTCCACTTATGCTTAACCTTGTGGTGTAGGTGGTGTAAATACCAGTATCTATATTTAGTATCTGCCCATTCTTGTGGCTTCTCTTGTGCCATTAACAAGGGTAGGTTATCCATTTTAGCACCATCACCATGCTCAAGACCGATCAAGTTCTTGCCATATCTATAATACTTACGATGATTAACCGTTGCATCTACACTTACATCGTCAGCTTTCCTAAACCAACTCTTTAAAGCATGGGCCAAATGGAATCCAGATTGATAGTCATGGTTGCTCATTGAATGTACGCAATCAACTGGCGCAATCTGCCGAAGCATCTCCACACATTTAACATATAACTGCAAAGCTACCTCGTAATGTTCCCACCATTTACCATCGCAGTCTTGTGGCGTTCCTTTTGTTGTTGTGTTATATACATTATCAATATGCAAAACATCGTTTCCTATACAGAATAAAACCCTATCAATAGTAAACCCTTTAGATTTTGCGATGATGCCCTCAATACCCTTTAAAACTCGTGAAACGGCAATAGGGATATTGTAGTCCTCGCCAGTTTCTTCGGAGTTAGCATACTTCCCTATGTGTATGTCTGCTGGATTGATAACTAATAGGTGTCTACCAGCAACGTGGTCAATCTTTGGGTAGGTAGGTGCGTGTTCGGATATGAATTTACCCACTCTTTTAAGTAGGTCGTTCTCACTAAATCCTTGCCCCTCTTTTGTAACGACAGAAAAACGCAACTCACCGTTCATATTCTGCCAATGTTTGACAGATACAACGTCTTTCTTATCAATACCTCTATCCTTTAGATGTAAATCTAGGGCAGTATTGTCGTTAATGTTGTCTAAGGTTTTTGCTCGGTGTTGCTTAATTAACTCAAATTCGTGAGCCTTTAAGCGTATTCGATTGTTAGCCATAATTATTGATTTGGTTACGGCTTCAATATAGTTATTTTTTTTCGAATACTGAGAAGCATAAAGGTAGTATGGAAATTAATGCTAACAATAAGGTGTTAATATCTAAGCCGTTAGCATCTATTTGCGTAACGCAAGCAATAGCTAAAACACCAGATACGGTTCTTTTACTGCTCCATTTCCCTTTGTTATCCTTTAACATATCTGGAATGATGGCAAACAAGCCTTTAGCTAATACGGTAGATATTGGCATTACTTTGTCTTTTTATCTTTAATAAAGTAGCTAACTAAGTCATCCAGGTAACCGAACATCTTGTTGTCCTTTTCCGTTGGAGTTACATTTGCAATAACTTTAAAAAATGCCATTGCTCCGATTAGCAATTCTGCCCAATTTGATTTTAAAATCTCAATCATAATAAGTATTTATTTCAATGAAAAAAAAAGGTAAATATAAACAATGTTGGTAACCACTCTCATACTTAGATGTCCATACACCAATCAAGATGCCAGTATATGTGCCAACGCTTAAATCCCAGCCAGTCATATTAATATGTCCAAATTACACAATCCGTAAGTTCTTCGTCTACATCAGCGTGTATAAAATTACTGGCAATACCTATCCTGGTGAAACCAGCATCTAATAACGCTTGTACTATTTTAAATCTATGGTATGAATTTTCACAATGCAAGTCTACTGCATTTCCTCTCAAATGAGCAGACTTTTTAGAACCTCCTACTCGATCGTTTGTTTCCTTATCTCTGTATGATGATGTAATAAAAAAAGGTACGTCAGCTATGCCACGTGCTAAATCCAAACGCTTTATAAGTTCTGGATTCATTAAGTCGTAACAATCTACTCCGTTGCACTTAAATTCGCTTTCGCTAAAATACTTCATTTCATCAATCTTTTTACGTTATATACTAACGCAGTAATCAATACCAATGTCGTTAAGACTGCATCCAAATCAGAAAAACTAACCCCTAAAGCTGCAATGTTAATACTATTTAACTCTATCAAGTCGTTTTTCATCTTTCAATTTTCTTAAAAATACCTTTAGCTTTTTTATATTATGCTGCTTCGGTTTATATCTCATAATTTAATACCAGTATAATATGCGTTTGATATTGGATTCAAATCAGCACCAGTATTTTGGCTATACTCTGGGAATGAACTGCTATCGTTACATAAATACTCTACGATTCTCTGCCCATAAAACTCTGCTGAATCTCTTTCTTTTTGTACTAAGTAGTCCACATCTTGACGAGTGGCTGCCGTTCCGTTCTCACTATTCTTTTGGGTAATGCTTCCGTTCTTAATCTGGAACGATATAAAAGGCAAAGCCTCAACAAGTGCGTAGTGAATAATAGCATCTTGAATATAGTCATCAACTAAAATCTTGTAAACCCCAGTTAAAGTTGCCCCATCTACTCCAGCAATATCGTCTTGTAATTTATCATATAGCTTAGTACCCAAGATAATCTGTAAATGCTTGTCTTGTGCTATCTTTAAAAAGGGTAGTAAAAAGGCAGTATCAACATTGTAGTTAATTGCCGTTGAACTCTTTAATTTATCTTCGTTTACGAATAATACTGCCATCTTATTTTTTATTTACAAATCCTTTGTTAGGCATATCTTTTGGCTTCATTGCCACCTCTTTTTCATTACGCACTCTATAACCCTCTTTGTCAGCTTTGTTAGTTGATACAGTAGGTGCTAAAGGACTTTTAGTGTCTATCTTAGTTAAAGACTTAAAGGTCTTTCTGCGCCATTTGTGGTGGCATGAGCCTCCCCCTTTATACTTCCATATTGAGTACGTATCTGCACCATTCAATCCCCAACCAGCATTAACTGACTTACTGCCCATTGATATAACATCCTCTTTACGATATAGCTTGTCAGCTGCTACCATCTTGCGACAAAACTCTCTTGAGTTTTTGCTGACTTTCTTAGGGAAATACTCGTATCGTACTTTGTACATATACCCTCCGATGCTTGCATCTTGCTCACTCTTTGAGTTTGGTCTTGCTACTCCAGTAGATGCGAATTTATATGCTTCTAATTCTTCATGTGTTTCAGCATCTACCTCTTCGATAACCTCCCACTCGTCAGCACTTAACTCTTCGCCTAAATCAATTAAAGCATTCGCGACAATGATGTCGTTTTTCTCATCCTCTTTAGAATAGTTTTGGCATTTGCATTTACCATCTTTACACTTCTTTTTTTTGCACTTAGCAAAATCATCCTCTTGGTAATCCTCTTCGTCTTGGTCTATCCCAGTTTCTTTTTCAATCTCGGCAGCATCTAAACCATCAGTTTCTACAAACTCAATCGGTTGCAATGTTTTGAAATATGTATCAAGCACAATTCCATTAACAAGTAGCACCTCGTTAATAGCGTCAAGAATCATGTTTTGATATGGTCTAATAACTAAGTTATCCCATAGTTGAGATGCCGTTTTTATCTCTTCGGCATTGTTTCCAAGTCCAGTATTATCTTTAATACCAAATAAAATAGGGCTTGTAACTTTATGACCTATCAATATCTTTCGAGTAGCTTCTTCACTTAGGAATTTATATTGCTCACTTGCTTCTGAAATTGGTAAACTCTCTATCGTTGTTGCGTTTGCAGTATCATCGTTAAATGATATAAGCCACTTCTTCCCTTTTGCACCTTGCAGCTTTTGAGTTACCTTTCTCTCGATATGATTTTGCTCATCTTCGGTAGGTTGCCCATTGTTAAAGTTGATCATCATTGTAGGTGCAAATCCGTTCTGGATATTGGTCAAGTGATATGTACCTATTTCTTCGTCAATCTCAGCCCATTGCAAAGCACCAGCATAGTCAACTGGGCTAAAGTAAAAGTAACCAGCAGCATAAGGTTTAATAACCATTAATTGAGATTCTTCGCCTCTTGCTCCAGTAAATGCCTCAATACGTCTTGGGGTATATTGTTTTTTTCTTGACTGCGACCAATCGTCAGAATAGTAATAAGCCTTAATGTCGCCCTCTTCGGCTTTCTCTGGTCTTAGGTTTTGCATTGGGATATGCTTTGCCTTTAGTATTTGCGTTCTACCCTTATTCCATACTATGTTAAAAGCACCTTGTCCAAGTAGTTTTAAATCATGTGCAACACGCTTTAAATCATCAGCCTTAAATATAGACTTCATTTTAGCGTGGTCTAACGGCTTTTTACTCTCGTTAGTACATGATAACCCCTCTCCGTAGATTTGGTCGCTTACAGATGAGATAATTGCGTTATTTACGGCACTACCGTTATATCTATCTATCAGATATTCAAAGTAGTTGTTATCATCCCCATAAAAAACCCATTCTTTCGATGCTGATTCCTTTGCTTTTGGAGATTTCTCTGCTGCTAAATTTACTATTCTTAAACTCATATTTTTAGATATACGGAATTAGTTGGGTTTGCCTCTGCTTGTTTAACGTAGGTAACTTGACTATTGCCACCAACCCAAAACTTTCCAGTTTCTCTCTTTGCTATTACAGTAGCATCTGTGATGTCTGTATTTGTATCGCTTGTTTGCTCGTAAATATCGTATCTAAAGAACGATGTTTCTTGATATACTACTCTGTCCTCTGCCACGTTATCAGTTGCGTAGAACGTAAAGCTAAATTTAGTGTTTCTTGCGTTAAAATAATCCTTTGTTAATACTACGCTTCTACTTACTTTAGTTTGTAAGTTGGTGGTATTAAGTAGAAAGTAATTAGAACGGCTTACAACGTCATAATCCAACGGAACGTAAAGTTCTGCTGAGTAATCCACATCGCTTGTTACACTAAAGATGTACATTATTCTTGTGTGTTTTCTTGTACTAATTGAACTGCCTCGTCAGATGTTAATACTGCGTTGTTTGGATATGCTAATCCTTGACCTAAATCAAGCAAGTAAGATACCTCTCCACTCAACCAGCTTGCAGTAAACTCTAATATATAAAAGTTTTGATCGTCTTTAGTAAATGTCAAAACTCTTCCGTATTGCCGTTTATTATCCTCTCCCATCTCTGCGTAGGTTGTCGGCAGTAGTTGCACTAAAGCACCTTCTTCGTCAAACTCTGCTCTTCGGTAACGGGAAAACAAGTCTGGCAATTCAGAGTTGTACGTTTCTTCGTTTAAACAAATGTATATATTTCCTATCATTTTCTTAGTTGTTATGTCCAGACTTTGTGGCGTTATAGTTCTGTTCTACTTCGTCTGGTGTTAATGCTTCATCGTAAACTTGTACATCATCTATTACGTTTTCATAAAACCTTGAGGTAGCAATATCACTTCCTATTCTTGGGTTCTGCGTACTTGTAACTGTGGCGTTAGAGTTGACTGTGCTCCTTGTTTGTTCTGGGGTTTTGTTTCCGTTAATATATAGGCTTATCGTTCCAGAGTTTCTCGTAGCTACTACATGAACCCACTCCCCATGATTAAAAGTAGAGGTTGATGAGCAGTCAGTAGTATTTACCAAGAATACTATTTTCATTGCAGAGTGGCTTGTTAAAGAAAAAGTATTAGTAGCATCTATTTGCCCACCATTTGTATAAATTGCATTAAAAGAACTTCCTTTTGCTATGTATGAAAACTTAACCCAAGCCGAAACACTAAAATCCCCAGTACCAAAATCAAAGTCTGTGTTATGTAATACTTCTCCATAACCAGTACCATCTAAATTAAACCCACTACCTTTAACCCTTACTGCGTTGCCTAAGATGTCTTTCTGTGAATCGGTAGCAGATGATATAAGCGTTGCATCTGTTACGGCAGTTCCGTTTGTTCTTCGGTAGGCAGATACAGAATCAGCATTTTCTAATTGCGCACCCCATAGTATGACTTCATCTAAATTACCAGCCCTAAAATCAGCTACATAAAAATAATCTGCTAAACTATCGGCAGAATTTATAGTAAACCTTTGCCATTCATTTGTAATTGTAACAACAGAACCAGTGCTATCATGCCTTGTAAGCAAACTAAGTGAGCCAGTTCCAGACGTAGTCTTTGCCCATATAGACCTATAATAGCTACCTATACCAGAAAATAGATTGGTTACTACACCAGAGCCAGAAACATCAGCAGATAATTTATATGCTGACATTGTGCCGTCTGGCGCAAGGTATCCACTATCTAAAGTAACCCCAGCGTCATCCCAATAATTATTACTAAAGTCCTCACTATACTCAAGCAAATTACTCCCCTTACTCCAGTTCATCATACCCAACTGTGGGATTCTCTCTTGTGCATCGTCATAGGTAGCACCTAAAGATGAGCCATCGTAGGTTTCCCCATCTATGTTGTAGACTTCTTTTAAGGAAAAACTACTAAATTTAATTGTGGTATTGTTAGTTGCGTTTCTAACTATAAAGTTAAGCGCGCCACCACTTTGTGTATGAAAAACTGTATGAGTTCCAATTGTATTCGGTTGCGCCCCAGTAAACGAACCAAAATAAAAATTCAAAGAGGCATTATCTGTATTTTCAGATATGGTATATGTTACTACATACTTTTTACCAGAGCCTAAATACAAATAATCATTTAAGCCGTTTGTGGCATAAGCCCTACCATCAAATGCACTATCATCGTCATTAATTAAATTAAGAACTCCTTCCGATATATTTGTACCATCATCATCACTACTTGCCCAACCTAAAGCCCAAGAAGATGATGTAAGAGTACCAGAGTTAGCAAAATCTTCATTAACAATTTCCTCTTTACCAATCAAAGGAGCAGAATCAAAGGCAATAGTTCCATCACCCTCACTCATGTGCCACCAAGCGTGTAAATCGTTAAGCGTTACGCTTGAACTTGCATTGTCGGTAACTAACTTTTGAGGATTTGCATAGTCATAAGCAATATCATCGGTAGTAAATTCAGCACCATAGATTTGTAAGTCTGACATTTTAAAGCGACCATGTGAGCCACTTCCAGTATAAGCTACATCAAAGGTATCGTTTACAGTAGATGTGCCGTTAGAATTAACCAAAACAACCCTCTGCCATTGATTAAGTAATAAGGTAGGATTATCTCCGTTGTAATTAGTTTCCCCTCTATAAGCACCATCAATATAAACATCAAAATTTAAAGGGTAATTAGATTTATTTGATATTGTTAAATGGTTTAGTTGTATTACTCTATCACCTAAAGGCGATACTGGTATGTTTGTTATACCTAAGTTAAACAGAGTTTCAAAATTTGCTGAGTGTGTTGGGTAAATCCAAAACGCTATTGTCTTGATTGTTTTACTTGATGGAAAAGATGTTTCAACACTATCATTACCATCAAAAACTAAGCACTTTCCAGTCTTTAAAATAGCATTGTTATCGTTGCCAGATATGTCTGGTGTTTCTTGTGCGTATTCTTCAATGGATACGTTATCAACGTAAAATTCAGACACTTGATTAATTGACCTTAAAAATATATTAGCAGTTTGAGTAGAACCAGCAACAAATTTTGCAGTTAATGTCTGCCACACACCCGTTGTTGTTGTATCAACAAAATCAGGGGCGTAAACTGCTTGTATTGTATCTGCTCTCAAGCTACCACTAACCAAGTAAACATCAATAGAAAATAAATAAGCTCTACCCTCTACAAAGTCAAAAGATTGAGTAACTCTTGAAGTAATAGATGTATCTGTAATATTAATGTCTGCAACATCACTTCTTCCTTGATGTGTGCCGACTGTAAAAGTAGACCCTGATGGAGAAGCAGTCCAGCCATTTGTACCGTCTGAAAAATCTCCGTTAATAACTAAGTTTCCCCCTAATGGCTCTGCTTTAGTAAAAGGCAACCACATCTTTAGACCAGCCCTTACAACGCTTTCTCCAACCCTACGGATTGCTCCTATTGTATTTTGAATTATGTTTAACATAATCCCCTAATTAAAATATAGCAATAATGTCGGTTGCAGTTGTAGCACTTGCTTTCACTCTCGTTACTTGCATAGGAACAAACGTACCAGTAGGTACTGATTTTAGAGTTACAGTTGAGCCACCTAAAGTGATAACCTCAATATCTCCCCCAGTTCCAACGTATAAAGCTGCTGGATTGTTAAAGTCTGCACCAGTAATATCTGTGCTATCGCTTGGAGTTACGGCTACTGCTCTCGTTCCTTGTCTTACAATATTGTTAGTAGGCATTTTATCTTTGTTTAATGTTATATAATTAAATAGTAAATAGATCAAATTGTTTTATATAAAAAAACCCCCACGTTTGTGGAGGCTTTAATATTATTGAATTATAGTATTATCACGAGCCATCATCAACAGTAATAGTTGAGAAATCAGCAAATGGGCTTCCAGAAGTAGTTGATGGTTCTACAATAATTGCAGCATCTTTTTCTCTACCAACTAAGGTTAAGTTATATCCGTTCATATCTCCGAACGCTTGACCTTTTCCTACGTTCCCAGCAGTAACAGTCATTCCATTAAAAGCACCAGCTAAGAAAACTTTTCCGTTTCCACTAGCATCTAGGTTGTTATCTTCTACAAAAACTTGGAACCTACCCTCTGTCAAAACTTTTAAAACTTGTAATTGAGTTTTATTTACGTTAGGCAAAGCCAACGATAAGGTTTGCTCAAAAAATACAGTTCCGTTTTCTTCACTTA